CCCGCCGGCGGTGTAACCCGCGCCGCCGTAGATGAAGCGCGGCTTGCCGAAACCGATTGACGTGACGTTGAAGTTTTCTTCGCATCCGGAGGTCGGGAGGACTTCATCAATGAAGAGTGTTTGCGTGACGTCATTGGCGATGGCTTGTCTCTTCCAGGGGGTGCAGAACCACTGGTTGAGGGTGAGTGGGACAATGTTCTGGTGCGGTGCAATCCCCAAGAAGATGGATGCGCTGGTGGAGCGGTCGATGACAATGCTGACCCAGACTTCACTGACGGTGGCAACGGCAAACCAACCGCGGAGGAAATTGAAGATCGGAACGTTTTCGAAATCGAGGACACGAGTCCGGGCTGCGGCAGTAGTTCGCACGTCTGGGAGGGGCATTGTGATGAGAAAAGATCGGCCACTGAGTCCCTGGCAATTCCATTCACGATTGACGGGGCGCGGTCCAGGCCCGATCCCAGGCCCAGTGGCGAAGGACAAGGGAACGATTGGACCTCCGGCAGGAACGATTGGGCCGCTGGCGGGATTGACGATGGGGTTGGGTCCAGAAGCCATTGACTGTTCAAATTGGCTTTCTTAAGGTCATCGTAAGAGGGGGTGAAAGGCACATAAGAAACATGAGACGGTCGAATGAGAACACCGCGCAAACTTGGATCAATAAAAGAGTCGTCATCAAGAATGTGGAATGGAATGGAACGAGCAGACAATAAAGAGACGAGATCAGAAACAGGAGCGCCAGCATAGGAACGTAGTTTTAAAGGGCTCAGATCAGGACAGACAACACGAAGCACATTGGTCGTGCAATCAACAGAAGTATCAACAACACCAGGGGAAAGTTCAGGACGGCAAAGAGTGCGGTAAAAGAAACCAGGAGAGAAAAGCGAGCAGAAACAGTCGAGAATGAGCCAAATGTCCGAATCAGAAAAAGAGAGATAGAAATGACGGATGAAATTGAAAAGCGTATAATAGATTTCAGGGGAGGGACGAGGACAACGAGAGGTAAAAGAGACAAACAATTCCTCAGCAGGTACGAGAGGATCATAAACACGAGCAAGATGCTTGAAGACGGCACGAACCGGGTCAACAATAAAATCAGTAGAAGTAAAGAATCGTCCGGCATGATACGCAGGAGCATCACGTTCTATTTTCAAGACGACCTGAGCAACGGAAGGGTGATGGGCGGTTGGGGCTAGCTGAATACACTTAGCATCGGTCAGAAGATCGTCACCTTTCTGCAAGACGAAACAATTGTCAACATCAACATACATCGAAGAGACAACCGTTAACATTTGGACGACATTCCGGATGAGCGTGAACGGATCGCCAGAGCCGAGAG